CGGGGACCACAAGGTCCTACAGGCCCACAAGGTCCTACAGGCCCACAAGGCCCATCAGGTATGTCCGGCAGTCCAGGACCACAAGGCCCCGCCGGACCTCCCGGATCAGTACTTGTGCCAGCAGACCTTATAAGTATAGACGCGAACAACTCTCTACGCACTGGCTCTGATAATAAACTATTCAATCCCCAGGGCGCATTACAGACAATCGCGGCAACCCCAGCCCAACAAGGAACATTGACATTTAACAGTAACACTCAAACACCATCGTGGCGCGACTTCGACCCCAATGAGCTGGAAGTTAGTGGCGCCCAAACAGGCTTAAACGCAGGAACCTACACAGTTCACTTCACGCCAAAGCCAGGATTCGCCTGGAGCGATAGATCCACCGACCCAAAGAGCGTTAATTGGACTATCAACCGAGCAGCAGGAAGCTTTTCTGTGCTTCCGGCACTAAGTCCATTTACTGTGAATGGAGGTATAACACAGACCATCACAGTCACAAGAGCCGGAGATGGAGTGATTACCGCATCATCAAGTAATACCGGGATATATACGGTTTCTGTGAGTGGAAATAATGTTAACGTGACTCGATCAGCAGCTAGCAGCAGCAACGCTTCGGTTACTATAACTATCAACGTTGCCCAAGGAACAAATCATTTAGTGCCTTCACCTGCCAGTCGTACACAAACAGTATCTGCGAATATTGCGGTACCTGTCACATCTTTTACCGCATCGCTGCATGCTACCAATAATACAGTAGCGTTGAGCTGGGGTAGAGACACAAGTAATATGGGCTCGGCCCAAACAACAATGATTAGACGCAGTTATACAAGTATTCCATTGAGTATAACCGACGGTACTGAAATTAGTAATAGTACAACGGCTACGTCATTCACGGACACAATAACTCAGCTACCAGTCTACTATGCTGCGTTCGGTAGGCTTGCAACTGCTAATCCAATAGCATCCACCAGCAGGACGCAACGTATAGATCCTCAATTCCATATGCAAGAGTTTTTTGCTATACCGGGTAGACATACATCTGCTTGGACTTCGTCTGTTCAATTAAAGATAGAGTTTCCGCGTTTATGGACGGCCCCAATTCATCTGTGGGAAGGACAATATACATGGATAGAAGAGGGGCACCCTGACAACTGGTTGGATGGTTGGGTGTTTATGTATCGCGGTCAATGGAATAGTGATAACAGCAGTAAAGGGCCAAATCAATGGGCCACCATTGAAACAAGTAGATTCGATGATAATGGTCAGCTGGGAGATAGAATCTTCCTAGTAACGAGTGCTCTATGGGATATCGACTTCTATATGGCATACAACATCGACTATATTTATGCTGCCTTTTCCAATTCCAACATAACAAGAATACATATGGGCGGCCTAGAAGTCGAATACACAATGGATAGCGTATCCGGTACCACCGTTAATGATACCAGCGGAAATAATCGAAACGCAACGCTGAACGCTACTAATACGATCTTTGTAGCAGGAAAAGTCGGGAACGCAATGCAAGTAAATACAACAACCACGCTCATGGCGAATCTTGGATTAACAGCTGGCTATAACATGTTCCCAAATTCAGACTTTACCGTGACGTTTTGGGTGGATACGAGAGTTGGTAATCAGATTTTTAGCATCATAGCAAACACAACAAACTTCGATTCTGCTTTACAATTCTCGCTACGCTATAATTCAACGAGTGGTCTATGGATCACCCGCTCCCCAACACAAGGCACATATACGGATATAGCTATTACGCCGACTATACCACTTTCGGCAGTGCAAAATCGAGAATTTTTCATGTGTATTCGACGGGTAGGCGGTAACCTTCAAATTCGCGTTGATAATCACAGAATGACTGTATCCGCCTTCAACATAGAAAATACGAATACACGTATATTTAGGCTAGCTAACGTGCCCGCTAACCCAATGCATGGTAGGATCGACCAAGTACGCATGTGGAGCAGGTCTCTTGAAGACTTCGAAGTTGACAATCTCTATAATGGAGGTAAAGGATGTTAATTATAACAACAGTGGAGAACATGCCTGAGGGATTCAGATGCATTGCGCAGAACATGCAAACCTATGAGGTCTGTGGTTATACAGATCAAGAGGGGTTTGAGGTTGTAGAGGATATCCCGCCAGGCTTTGCGCAACGAATGCTACCAGGCCACTATGGTGAATTTCTAACCGTGGATGAAATAGAGAACTATATACGGTTTCGGGAGCATTTCGAGGATGTACATGATTTCACCTTAGGCCTCCTTGGTATTGTCCTACCAGACCCCGAGGAGGAACGTCCCCCGCCTGAAGAACTAGAAGAGGAGGGCTAATAATATGCACACACAAACAGTAGACCAGATACTTGAGCATCATGGTATTCTCGGAATGCGATGGGGAGTTCGTCGTCCTCGTGGAAAAGACGGGCTCGTTAAGCAAAGCGCCGCAGGTAAACCAACTAAGGAGTATTTACGCGCCCAGGCGCTAAGACAAAAGGGCGCTCAACGGCTCTCCACCAAAGAGCTGCAGGAAGTTAATAAGCGGCTCGAGATGGAGAAGAAGTTCAAAGAGCTAAATCCAAGCCAGCTTAAGAGAGCTATGGACACTGTAAAAACGGCTACGAAGTATTATAAAACGATGGACGAGGTTGTTAAAACTCTCACAGGCGAATCAATTGGAAGTCGTGTCATGAACATGATAGAAAAGAAAACAGGAAAATAAGGAGGCCTTTGGAGGTGCATCTGTTATGGGAGAACTGTCTAACACAGCTGTGCCAAGGTATTATAGTAGATTCCGTGAGGAAGTAATACGAGGAAACATCCCGGTTTGTAAAGAGATCTCAATGGAGATGAATCGCATAGACGAGCTTATCTCTAATCGAGGAGTTTATTACGATGAGGATGCAGTTGAGGGATGGATTCAGTATTGTGAGAATGAACTAACCCTTACAGATGGTGCCGATTTAGTACTCCTAGATACATTCAAGCTCTGGGGCGAGCAACTTTTCGGATGGTTCTACTTCGTCGAGAGATCGATCTACGAGCCAAACCCAAATGGTCAAGGCGGTAAATTCGTCAGGAAGATGATAAAGAAACGCCTCATCAACAAGCAATACTTAATCGTAGCCAGGGGCGCTGCTAAGTCAATGTATGGCTCATGTATACATAACTTCTTTCTTAATGTGGACACCGCAACAACACACCAGATAACTACCGCCCCAACTATGAAACAGGCCGAGGAGGTCCTCAGCCCAATAAGAACAGCTATTACACGAGCGCGCGGCCCTCTATTTAAGTTCCTAACTGAGGGAAGTCTCCAAAACACAACAGGCTCACGCGCGAATCGTGTTAAGTTAGCATCTACTAAAAAGGGAGTCGAGAACTTCCTTACCGGAAGCCTTCTCGAAATCCGGCCGATGAGCGTCGATAAACTTCAAGGACTCCGCCCCAAGATTGCTACTGTGGATGAATGGCTTTCAGGGGACATCCGAGAAGACGTTGTCGGCGCCATTGAGCAAGGCGCATCCAAGCTCGACGATTATATCATCATCGCGATGAGTTCCGAGGGAACTGTTAGGAATAGCTCCGGAGATACGATAAAGATGGAGCTAATGAATATTCTCAAAGGTGATTACATTAACCCACATGTATCTATCTGGTATTATCGGCTGGATGATGTTAAGGAAGTTGAAAATCCTGCAATGTGGGTTAAGGCTAATCCCAACCTTGGAAAGACGGTGACCTATGAAGCATATCAATTGGACGTGGAACGTGCTGAAAATGCTCCAGCAACTCGCAACGACATCCTCGCCAAACGATTCGGAATCCCAATGGAAGGATACACCTACTTCTTCACTTACGAAGAAACCCTTCCCCATAGACGACGTTCCTTCTGGTCACTGCCATGCGCGCTTGGGATTGACTTGTCGCAAGGGGACGATTTCTGCGCCTTTACCTTCCTGTTTCCCCTGTCAGATGGTCGATTTGGAGTCAAGACAAGATGCTACATCTCATCCCTGACATTAATGAAGCTCCCACCAGCAATGCGCATTAAGTACGATCAATTCCTTGAAGAAGGCTCATTGATGGTCATTGAGTGTGCTGTGTTGGATATGATGGTGGTCTATGATGACCTAGATGCCTTTATTATCGATAACCAGTATGATGTTCGTTGTATAGGCTTCGACCCTTATAATGCCAAGGAGTTTGTGACACGCTGGGAACAAGAGAACGGGCCATATGGGATTGAGAAGGTTATCCAGGG